TAATTTCAGTTCTAAAACCTTGTTTTCTCATGCCTATTTCAAATTTTATTGCGCTTTTAAGTGAATCAAATAGATATTCTGCTACCCAACTTGAATTGGTTGGTAGTGGTTGTTTTGCTTTAACTTCGTAAGCTACTTTTTTTATCTTGTGTAGACATATACATCCCATCTTTCTGCTTTACCGAGCGGTAAAGATTGATCATATGCTCTTGGGTGGCGACCCTCAGCTCTTGCAATTGAAGCTCTTGGTCCTCTACCTTGGCATTTAACACGATATCTAGGTAACTTTTTAGGTTCTATATTACTATAGCCATTTTCAAATCTATACCTAGACCATTTTTCTATATCAGCATTTTCGCTGTTAATTACTTTAACTACTTTACGAACTGTTTCCAGCTCAAGCATGTCTCCTGCACATTCAGTATGTGCTGTCATTACATAGTTTGCAGATCCTCTCATTAGTGACTCCTTAATTGTCCGTTTTTAAATACACCTTCAAAGAAGAATTGATTAAACCAATCTTCAATATCTTCATCGGCAAATTTACCAGTATTTGAATTTAATGCAGTATTTCTTAACCACATGCTAGTCCAAGCAAGTGATGTATTTCTATCATTGACTGGTTTCGTTGTTAAGAGCTCAAACTCTTTTGGTGTGATCTCTACTTCTTCTGGTATTGTTGTAGCAATATGTTCGAATTTAACTGTAAATTTATCCATTACTGTGGTCCCTCCGGTAATTCTTCAAATCTTTTGTTTACTAATTTTTCAATAACTTTATCTCTATCAGTTAAAGCTACTCTCATATCGAATGATTCACACATTCCTGAGAACATTCCACCTTCTAGTTCTTGTAGAATTGAACTAGTATTCATTTCTGATACCTCGTCGAATATGCTTTCGAGGATTTGTTCATTTACATGGTTTGACATTTTTAACTCCTTTATCAATTTATAGTAGTATTATACCATAGTCTTTTGCAAATGTACATACCTTTTGTGAAAAAAAACCGCCTTTTTTTCAGCCAAAAAAAGGGGAGTTTGCACTCCCCCATGATTGTCATTATAAAAGGTTCTTATTGAACTTCTGCCTTAACAAAAGTATAGATACCATAGGCTAATGCAAGCCAAGCAACCCAATCTAATAGGCCGCCCAAGAGTAGGTAAGACAAAGAGACACCGACGATAACGCCACCATCCCAAGATGTTCTTTCAGCCCATCTTGCATGTACCCAATCTTTTGCTAGTTGTAACATATTATTCATATATTCTCCTCTATATTTTAAAGTCAGCAAACGTGTCATGACTGTCACGTACACCGAACTTGTTTATCGGCTTATCTGGTGTCATGTCAGACATGATATCAGATTGTGCCGACTCCTCTACATCATATAGTTTCATGCGGGAACGATCTACTCCGATTACGAATCTTCGAAATTTAGTAGGATCGTTGTAACGATTTTTCAATTGTTTTACCATTAACTGACCAAGTTCTTCTAGTTCCTCAGTTGAAATAAGAGCAAACATAAGATCTGCTGTTGCTGGTAAACCAAATGATTCAGATGTATCCTCTAGTCCTAAATCAGTATTTGAATATCCTGACCTGGTAGTCTGCGTTGCAGAGACTATTGGTACATTGAATTCTACAGCTAAGCCTCTCAGCTCTTCTGCAATTGCTTTTACATAGCTATATGTATTTATACTTCCTCCAAGCCCACGCATGCGGCTTGATGCACAAATATTTAAATAATCTATATAGATCATATCTGGGCGAAAGTTCTTTTTTAGCTTTAATTCATTAAGTAAAGCTCTAAAATGACCTGTATGAGCAGCGCCTGTTGGATATTCTTTAATAATAAGTTTACCAATAGCTCCTCTTGCAATCTTTCCAATTTTATCACTAAACACATTCTTTGGAAGAGATGATAGTTGTTCAATTGGAAGATTCATTAGATTTGCATCAATACGTTCTGCAATTCTTTCTTCAGCCATTTCCATTGTAATGTATAAAACATTCTTTCCTTGCTCAAGCACTGATGCTGCGCAATGACACATGAATAGTGACTTACCTACACCCGTACCTGCAAGAGCAATATTAAGTGTCTTATTAGGTAGACCACCTTTTGTTATTTTGTTAAAGTAATCAAGATCAAACGATATACGATCTTCTTTCTTATTATAGAAATCAAACCTTTCATCTGAATTATCAATATAGTCATGTCCTATTGCTTGATCAAAAGAAACTCCAAGAGCATCTGATAGTATTTCAGGTATAGCACCTTCACTTCGCTCTTTATCTTTTCCATCAATAATAGTAATAGAATCCATGATAGCATTGTAGATTGCTTTTTCTCTACACCACTTTTCTGACTCTTGAATTAAATAATCAGTATCAACATCTGATTTAGAACTTATTTCAGATATAAGTCTTGATGCATTATTCAATACATCTTCAGGAGCATTTATCTTTCTTAATTCGAGTTCTAATACTTTTGATGTTGGTAGTTTATTATGTTTACCGACAAATTGAACTATAAGATCAAATACAGTTTTATGAGTACCTTCAAAATATTCTTTCTTTAAATAAGGTACGACTCTTCTACAATACTCTTCATTATTCAGTAAATGATTCAGTATGTGAGTCGGTAGTTGATTCGTTATTTCCAATTCCTATAACTCCTAAATTATTATTATTTGCGTATTCTAAACTATCTGTTATTATATATTGCAATATCGCGCCAAGATAATTTTTAAATGATTCATCTTCATTTAATTCATCTACACTAAAATCAGCAGGATCTTGAATTGTGAAATTAAATGAAAGAGTTGCAATATCAAGTTCAGGGCTTTCTTTTACTCCTACTTGTCCATATACAACTATTACATCTTTCCACGTACCTGTTTTTAGTTTGACACCATGAAAGACACTATCTTCGCGCTCAACTATTGCGTAGTCTTTTTCAGATACCTTAAACATCTTCTGATTCGATATCTAAATCAATATCCAATAAAGGCTTATGACCAATTGAATAATAAGATCTTATAAACTCTTTAAAGTCTGAGTTCTTAAAGATTGGATCCCAAAACTTTTTAGTAAGAGTATCTTTTTCTCTAACCTTAGGTTCAAGTATTTCTCCTGTTTCCATATCAACTGCAGCATACCAGCCTACGTTTGGTTTAGTTACATATCCACCCGCAAGAGCTACTTCAAGTAGTCCTCCAAATGGTGCAATACCACCTTCCCATGTAACTGACACTGGAATCTTAGACTTTTCTTTTACAAACCTAGATTTTTCTACATTAATCACAAAGTTATAACCTTGAATCTCTGTACCTTTTTTCTGTTGTTGTCTTCCAATAATCCATATGTTATCAGCTGAGTAATAGATACCTGTACCACCTGAAACAACTGCCTTAGGAAACAATCCAATTTCTTGATAAGTGTGGTTTACAGCAAGTAAAGGGATGTTCTTCATTGTAAGATAAGGAGTGACCATTCGGAACAATCCCTTTAATGCTTTAGCTCTCGACATATCAGCAACTGATTTCTCATTGAGAGCATCTTCCAACTCTTTCTTAGAAGCAAGGTTACCAATTGAATCAATAACAATAACTACCTTATCGCCTCTTTCAATATTTTCGAGTTGGCCAACTAAGTCAAACTTTAATTGTTCGACATCTGTGATTGGTGTATGTAAAACTCTTTCTGTATCAATACCAAATGATTCGAAATAATTCTGTGGTGAACCAAATTCTGAATCATAAAATAGCATAACAGCATCTTCATATTTTTCTAAGTATGCAGCACCCATAAGTAAAGCAAAACTAGTTTTAAAGTGTTTACTTGGACCAGCTAATACAGTAAGTCCAGATGTAAGACCTCCATCCATATCTCCTGATAAAGCAACGTTTATCATTGGAACAGATGTTGATACAATATCTTTTTCAGCAAATAATACTGAATCCGAAAGAATAGCAGTATCTTTTATTTTACTATTCTTTTTAAGTTTATCCATTATAGACATTATTCTTCCTCCTCGGAATTAAAGTTTTCTAGTTGAGCAGTATGTAATGCAAATTCGATATCTGTTCCAATACCATTTGCTACTGCCAGTTCAGCAAATTGAGTCATGTCAGTTCTTGTCATACGACAAAACATTTCAACTAATTGTTTCATATCCATTATTTTCTCCCATGAA